CACTTATCCCCTTTAGCTGGATGCCCGGCTCCTGGGGACTACGCGGCAAGACCCGAGAAATAGCACAAGCCGAATACGAACTCGATCAGGGAAATCTCCAGGAGCGACTCCTGGAGATCAATTATCGTGACGATCCCGAACTCTTGGCCCGCAAGAAACTGGATCTTCAGCTGTCATTCAGAGAAATCGACCAGTATCAATACGAAATTGCCTTGACAGTGTTGACGCACCCAGCGGAATCGGTGGAAAGAGCCCTGGCTCAGCTGGATGTGGACTTCAAACACAACAAGATCACACAGCCGCAGTATGATCGCAAGCGAGCCGATGCTTTGAAAGAACCCTGGATCAGCATGCCCAAGATCAACTGGGATCCTGTCAACAGCAACCGCACATATTTTGAACTGGACTACAACGAACATTTCATTCCCTATCTGCGTGAAAACGGCTACACTGGATCCGAGGATGATGTGCTGAATCGCTGGCTCAATGATGTATGTCAGGCTGTGGCCCTGGAAAATGTGCCCAACACTGGCATGGACTTCGTTGTGGACAACACCCGGCAATAACGCTTGACAACACTGAGCCATGCTGTATAACTGTGGTAACATTCAAGGATTATTCCCATGACCAGCACATTCATACTCGTCGATTCACAAAATCTCTTCATGAGAGTGCGTCATGGGGTGAGGACTCCCGATGCAAGCACTCAGTTCAGCCTGGCACTGCACATTGTATTCAACAGCATCAAAAAGGTGTGGCAGCAGTTTGATGCACACCACTTGATCTTCTGCCTGGAAGGCCGCAGCTGGCGCAAGGACATCTATCCACCCTACAAAGCCAACCGCAAGATTGCCATTGCAGCCAAAAGCACCACAGAACAAGCCGAGGACCAGGCATTCTTTGACGTCATGGATGAGTTTGTCACGTGGTTGCGTGACCACACCAACTGCACTGTGTTGCGCCACGCCAATGCAGAAGCCGACGACATGATTGCCCGCTGGGTGCAGCGGCATCCCGACGACATGCACATTGTCATCAGCAGCGACAGCGATTTCCAGCAGCTAATTGGTGAAAAGTGCTGGCTGTATAACGGCATTGCCGGCTTGCTCTATACCCACACTGGTGTATATGACAAGGATGGCAATATCGCCAAGAATGCTCGGGGTGAGGAATATCCCACACCGGATCCCCAGTGGTTGTTGTTTGAAAAGTGCATGCGCGGTGATCCGGGCGACAACGTCATGAGTGCCTACCCTGGTGTGCGCAAGACCAAACTCACCGCTGCCTTTGCCGATCGTCACAAGCAGGGCTTTGAGTGGCAAAATCTCATGCTGAGCAAGTGGACTGATCACCTGCAAGAAGAGCATCGTGTGCGCACGGTCTATGAGCGCAACCGCTTGCTGATTGATCTCACGGCACAACCACAGGACCTGGTGGAAAAATGGGATGCTGTGATGGAAAGCAGCATCATCACACAAACACGCCGCCAAGTGGGCATCAAACTGATTCAGTTCTGCAACGTACATGGCTTGGTGCGAATTGAAAAATACCATCAAGATTACTCACCCTGTTTCAGTGCCCCATACCCTGGCAATATTCACTTACATCCTGAACATGAATAGGAGGCAGGGGTCATGCGATGAAGAACGGACTGGTAGTCGACAAGTTTGGCAGAAAACATTGGTTTGTCAACGATCAACTGCATAGGACTGATGGACCTGCTCGTATATGGGGCATTGGCGCCGAGGAATGGTATGAGAACGGCCAACTGCATCGCACGGATGGACCTGCTGTTATCCGTGCAGATGACTCACAAGAATGGTGGAGCCGTGGCCAATTGCATCGGTTGGATGGACCTGCTTGGATTGGTTCCTATGGCTCACAATGGTATGTGAATGGCCAAAACATCACTGAACAGGTTCTATCATGGATGCAGCAACAGGCTGTTGTTTGGCCCTGGGACGATCAAACACAAATGATGTTTGTGTTGACATGGGGTTGACGTTATGCAAAAAATAACACAGTCTTAGACATGACACAGAATATGAAACTTAGAGAATTCACATCCACCAGCTGGGTAGCCACACTTCACGGTGAGAGGCAGGCACTGTTGGTCAAAACTCCCAATGTGGTGTTGTGGATGACACCAGATGGTGTGAAAGAGTTTGAAAGCATGGACATGCTGCAAAAAACCATCAACGCCAAGTTCACCATGGACGTCATCAAGACCCAAGAGATAAAACCCGATGTGGTCATGGTGGGATCCTGGCCCAGCAAACACCATGAAGTGTTTAATATCGAACAGGATCCTATTCCCACATACACCAAAACTGCCAACAGTGAAGTGAGATATGCTGCAGGATACTGGGCTTTATTGTTTTCCAACGGCTGGCAGGGATCATGGTGCCCCAAGCAACAAACACTGCTGGATTATCAGCATGCAGGACCCTTCACCAGCAAGCTAGAGATGCAGACTGCCATCAATCAGAAAAACAGTTTAGGACTGTAACATGGACCTCACCGCATTACAAGAGTTTCAGAAACAATACAAGACCGCTAGGGATCACAACAGCAAGGAGATCCGCCTCACCATTGCACAGGCAGAGCGACTCAGCTTGGCTGTGAGTGAGGTAACTGGTGCCATGATGATATTGCAAAGCGATCTCATACATGCTCAGCAACAGCTTATCGACGCAGTGAGCAATCCCAAAATCGACTGGAATGGTGGAAGGTTCTAATCATGCATTTGGTCTCAAGACCATGCCCTACGGATTTGCTGAAGCGTATGTTTGACGACACTTTGAGTTTTTCAAGCGGCGCTGTGGTGGCAGGCGGCGCTGCTCGATTGTTGTGGTTCAATGAACTGGCTCCACTGGAAAAACTCACACAGAATCGAGTTGTGACCCAAAGCGACATAGATGTGTTTGTTTACCCCAGTCACTGTGAATTTTTATTCATGAAAGACTATATAGAGCAGCGGTATGATCGCAAACCAAGTAGTGTGGGTATGCCTGCGCCGACATATGAGACTGTCAATGCCATTTCCTACAACAACTGTAAACTGGATGAGAAATTTTACAGCATACAACTGATCAAACGACATCGACGAGATCTCACCGATATATTTAATTGTTTTGATCTGGTCAACTGCCAGTTTGCAACTGATGGGCGCACAATCGTGGCCACGGCGCAAGCAGTAACAGCCTGGCAAGAACACCGGCTTGTGATGAATGGCCAATACGATAACAAGGCTATCAAACTGGATCGCATGCTGAAATATCTCGCCATGGGACTGATGCCCGATCGGATTTTGTGGAATCACATCATGACAAAAGCTGTGGAAGCTCGTAGTGTAGGAATGTTTCCCGATGGCGACTATGATTTCTGACAACATACGCCAGGCCCGCATGCAGAGCCTGTTGTGCAACCACATTGTGCCTGTCACAGACAGTGATTTGGCGTGTTTTGCTGGTGTAACAATGCCTCATCCCGACTTGTGCGTGTTCTTGATCTGGAGCATAACCAATCAACGCAGCAAGATGAAGCTTTGGTGGGGGCAAGGACGATGGCAGGATATTCAAAACTTGAATCCCCAACTTAGTTGGCCAGTCATGCCAACCATGGGAGCATGGGTACAAATTGTGAGCAATGTGATACAACACAAGCTTGTGAACATGCGCGATGAAGATGTGATAAATCTCTGTGCGATTTTCTGGCCCGACGAGCATGACCAGCCTGCTTCCTAACATGCCTGAACCGTTTCTGAGCCAACAGGGCTTGGTAAACTGGGTCAGCAATCAGCCCAACTGGTGCGTAAACATGCGAGGCCAGGGATTTAACCGCTATTTCGAAGTGCCTCAGAGCCAGAGCCTGCGTTTGACTGACTGGGGATTCACTAAACTGGGCAGTCACTGGTACAGCGACTGTATCAAAAGAAAAGAGCCATTGACCGGCTCGGAAATACTCACGGTGAACCGCATACTTCAATGCCCCTGGTGGCTGAGCCGACGACACCGGCATGTGGAGTTGCACACCTTTAGTCGACGTGCCCACATGGAATGGGCTCTTGTGGACCACGATCTTACCCGCTGGATAGAGTTCAGAAAACCTGTTGACAACACCTGACCCCTGTGTTAAAACAACACATACTTAACAACCAAGGAACTATGAAACATGGCTCGCGCCGCAACTAAATCTGCATTATCTGACGGCTTGTCGATTCCGCCCAGCCGCTTGCGCAATGCCATCATGCATTGTGTCAATCTCAAACAGCCGTTGATGATTTGGGGCCAACCAGGCATTGGCAAAAGTGACATTGTTGCAGATGTTGCCCGTGCCACTGGCCGGCCTCTGATTGATATTCGGTTGCCGCTCATGGAACCCACTGACATGCGTGGCATCCCCTACCTGGCAGACATCAAGGTTTACGACAAGAATGGCGAAATGCTGCGGGACGACATGGGCGTACCGGTTACCGAGAAAGAATTCCGCTGGAGCCCGCCCAGTGATCTGCCCACTGATGCCATGAGCAATGCATTGATCTTTTTCGACGAAATCAGTGCCGCACCTCCCAGCGTGCAAGCCGCAACCTACCAGATCACTTTGAATCGTCGTATTGGCACATACAAGCTGCCGGAAAATGCTGTGATGGTGGCTGCTGGCAACCGTGTGCGTGACAAAGGTGTTGCATACAACATGCCCACGCCGTTGGCCAACCGGTTCACCCACGTCACTCTGGAAGCCAATGTCGACGACTGGAAAGACTGGGCTATCAACAACAAGATCAATCAGGACGTTGTGGGATATTTGAGTTTCCAGCCTCAGGATCTCAACAACTTCAACCCCAGCCAGGAAGGCTATGCTTTTGCAACGCCGCGAACCTGGAGTTTTGTGAGCCGGATGATCGACGATACCAGCAATCTGGATGCTCGCACGTTGAGCGATCTCATCCGCGGCACAGTAGGCGATGCTGCTGGTATCAAGTTCATTACTTACCGCAAGCACACCAGC